ACGTTGAACTCGTAATTATGCGCATTCGCCAGCCGATGCAGGAACGCAAGGTCGCTCTCTGTGCGTTGCGTGATCCGCTCAAAGGGCACATCCGGATCAACCGCATCCATCGAAACCGTCATCCCGTAGCGAGCTGCAACCGAGTTTGCTACTTCCGTCAGCGTCTGGTTCTCATAAGCGAATGACTTTCGCGTGCGGATCGCGTGCGAGATTCCCGCCTGAATAGCCCGCAAGGTGAAAGTGTCCGGTGGTCCATCACTCTCCCACTCGTCAACTTCGAAAAGCCCGCATGAGACCTGTGGGGCGGCCTGCCAGCCGATCGACAAGCTGACCGCTATTCCTGGCGCCGGTGGATGATCTTGGAAATTGTGGTTCACATCTTCCAGCTTAATTTCGAGCGTTGATGCCTTCCCGCCAATATGCTCGTTGAAGAAAATGTGAGTAGCGTGCGGCATCAAATTGCCGGTGATGTTCGTTCCACCGTAAGTGATGGTCCACGCCGGGATGTTCATCGCTCCCATATCAGCCCCAGGGTGTGCTCGTCGTGGTGGTCACGGTCGGTGTGATCAGTGGAACAAACACCTGCGTCCCGGCCGCCACAATATCGCCAATCGGAATCGCAGGGTTGTTTTGAACCAGCGGCTCAACTTGGGTTGGGTCACCGTACATCTTGAAAGCGATCGAGTCCCATCGCTCGCCTACGGACACATAAATAATGCCGCTGGTGGGCGGCGAGGGGTTCACGTATTCGCTTACCAAGCCTGGGGTGATGACTCCTCCCCCCCCGCTTGGGATCACTACATTAGGCACTGGGCTGCCTCGCAATGGTCGTCATCGGCACAGCGGTAAAACTGGACTGCTGTGGAATTCCTGAAGGCGAGGCCGTTGCCGGCGAGACTACCAGCGTCGACCCTGGAGCGCTATTCTGTGAGGTAGTCAGTCCCGGCGGGTTCCCAATAACTGTCGGTGTCGGTTGCGAGCCTGCCGGCTGCGGAGAATCGATCCATTCGGTCAACTTCAGATCAAGCTCGGCCGCGATGATCGTGCCGTCATCGGCAAGCCATTTGTGCTTCAGCCTGGACTCGGAGATGACAAACTGTCCGAGGTTCGAATTGTTGCCAAAGACAAACTGCTGCGGCTGGTGAAAATCGGCAAGCTGCGCAAGTCCGTCAATAGCGGCCTGTGGCTTACACCACATCTGGTGAAGGTAGATCGATAACTCGACATGCTTCAGATTGTCATAGATCCATTGCAGGATCGGCGGCGCGCCGATGACTGTGATCGCCTGGTAGTGGTATTTTTTTTCTATCTCCAGCTTCGTAGGCGAAGCGACAACTTGAAACGAGATAGGACCGAAGGCGGCAAAAGACATTAGTTCGCCCCTGCATCGGCGAAGCTCAGGCGGGCAAGGCCCCTGAGGTTCTCGGCGTGGTCGTCGAGTTCGTGTTTCACGGCCGCGCCAACGTCGTGCGCGTCGGCTCCGGGCTCCATGGTTATGCTGATATGGTTGGTCTGCTCGATATGTGCAGCCGAAGATGACACGCTAGAACCGCCCGGAAGCGCGACCTGTTCCGGAACTCCGTACTGCACTGAAAGCGCCTTGACGTATTCTTCCATCCCGGAACTAAAGAATCCCTTGACCGCTTCCGCGGCGCGCGAGATCGTACCGACGATCGCATCCCAGTGCTTCCAGACTTCGTAGCTCACGAGTGCGAGTGCTGCAACGCCTGCAATGATCCATCCGACCGGGTTGGAGCTGATGAGTAAACCCAGCGCGGCGCCGATCGATCCTATGCCTTCAGTGGCTACCAAGCAGGCCGCCGCCCAGAGATTGCCCATCATGGCGAGCATAGTCCCAACGCCTGTAAGTCCCGCTCCCAATTTGAGAATACCACCGATCATTTTACCGAAACCTACTAAGCCAGAAAGAGTGAGTATGCCTGCGGTGATCAGAATGATGTCGCCAGCAATCTTCGTCAACCCGGGATGCGCTTTGGAGAGTTCGTCAATCCAATGAACAAAGGCAGACATGCGATCCACCAGATAGATAAGCTGCGGCAGTACCTGCGTCCCGATAGTGTCGGCTAGGTTGGCAATCGTATTTCGCAGCCTTTCCATCTTAGCCTGTGGGGTATCGGCCAAAATCTGTGATGCCTTATTCAATTCCCCCGCGCCGTCCTTGAAATCGTAAAAACTAGATTTCAAATCGTTGAAGTGTTCGGCTAATTGCCCGAGAATAGCGCCCGCTCCCGTAAGATGACGATTAATCTCGGCCAGCGCAACAGGGCCCTTGTTGTGCAACGCTTCGATCGTTGCCATGAGATTGAGTTTAGTGTGGGCCTTGTCAAACCACGCCAGAGCCACGCCGTACCTACTCAGCGAACTGATCCCACTTTCATTTACCTTGGCAAGCTGCTCAATCATCTGAACCGCCTGCTGCGCCCCTCCGCGTGCTCCGCCCTTGTTGAGCCGGTTCAGTTCTCCCCATAGGCCAAATACTTGGTTTTGAGTAAGGCGAAACTGGTTGGCCACGGTTCCAAGTCGTCCGAGTTCCATTGCCATGCGCCCTGCACCAGCCGCTCCAGCAGGAAACAAATCCTTCATAATCGCTAGCTTGTCGCCCAGCACGCCCATCTGCTCTACCGGGTCCCTGCCCTTCTCTCCTAAGTTCTGGACAGCGGAAGATAGGATCTTGGCTCCCGTCGTTGCGTCTACACCGAGAACTGTTGCCAGTTTGGCCGCGAATTCCGTGGCTCGCTTTGTCTCTTCTACGTCGCGGAAGGTCTGATACAGTTGCGTTTGCGCCTTAGTTATATTTTCCAAGCCTACCGGAAGCGTCCGGGAGATTTCCTCTGCCTGCTCTTTGAATTTTGCTAGTTCCTCTGTGCTTCCCTTGGTGGCTAGTGCTAAGCGGGCCTGTGCCTGCTGAAAAGCCATAGCCGGTTCTGCCAGTCTGGTTAACATTTCATAACCGGCAAAAATTTCGCCCGCAGAGATGGCAATGTTCCCCAAGTTCGAAGAGAACTCTTCAAAATTCTCATTGATCTTGCGGAGAGGCTCCGAAACCTGATCGACCATTTCGACCAGGACTTGAAGAACCGATTTTTGCTCGTCACTAGCCATAGTATGTTTAATGCATTCTCAGCGAAGGAAACATCGTATGCGCTTTGAGAACATATTGCCGAAATTTGGCGTCATCAATTTGCAAAGTCGGGATGTGTGCGACCATGTTACCGCGTCTTGCTACTGTGAACTGTAACGAAGCAGATGGAGATTCCGATCCCACCAGATATGCAACAGCGATCTGCTCGCCAAGGTCTCTAGGCAACGCAACACTACCGATCAGAAAGTCTGTTATGAGCCGCCGTGAATACTGACTGAATCGCTGACAGTTGCGTGCGGTAGCAGAGCCCATGATTCGCGTACCCGAGTCGCAAACCAGATAGATCGTCATCCCCTTTTTTAGGCGAGCAGCTCCGAGCATTCCGCGATCATTTAGGCCGGCGTGCACGCCTAGAAATGGGTTGTTGGCTTCCAGTACGATAAAAGCATCACCGATGAAATCTTTATTGATGCTGGCAACCGTGCCAATGAGAAGAATCTTCTTGCCGGTATATTTCTCGTCGGCAGCAACCTCGTTGGCTGCATAATCAGCGTCGTATAGCTTCGCTGTCGTCCAAATATCAATTGCTGTCAAGCGCAGCATTTCTTCGGTGGTTAATTTCGAAGGGTTTTTGCCAATAATGGAGCCCGCTATATCTCCAGCCAAAAAATAGGACGCTCTCGTAACGCCATCTTCGTTGAGGGCTGAGGCGGTAGCCTTGGGCTCCTGTTTACTGATAGGCTTTTGGCTCTCACACGAACAGCAGAAAGCCAGCGCGCCAATGAACAATAAGCAAAGTGTTGTGTTTTTCATGCCCGACATGCTACGCCAGAACCGTCACTTTGTCAGCTTTGCCGTCTGCTTGTCCACGTCTCGCCGGTATTCCCGCATTATCTGAAACCAGGAGACGACATCCTCGATGGGAAGATTGTCCAGATGATCCGGGCTCATCCCCTCGTGGACCATCGCACCCAGCGCGCTCATTGTAAGGACGGTGATTCTTCCTTTTCCGTCTCGACCGTCTGCACCTTCGCTAAAGGGACGAGGCATTTCCCCGCCTCCCCTTGCAGCGCCAGCACGTCGTCAAAATCCATGTCTTCAATCGATTCCATGGTGACGCGCTTCCCGTCGATGAGCGAGAGTTGAGCGATCAGGCTGAAAAGAATGCGAAATTGATCCGCGCCTGGACCGGCCGCCATCAATGCCTTGCGGAGGTCGCGCCCTTTGCCGCGCAAGAAGATTACGTGCTTGCCGCTGGGAAGATCAAACTCGCGACGAATGTTCTCAGGTAAAGGCTTGGTTTCTGCGGCTCCAGGGATCGGAGCCATAAGAGTGGGTGTCATGATTTCTCCTGGTGCGATTGTTTCGCTGCCGGGTTAAGGCTGAACGGATTACGTTCAGCCGTGAAGGTTAGCCGCCGATTGCCGCCCTGTAGAGTGCGAGCTGGTCGACTCCTCCAACTAAATACTGATTCGACATTGCGTCATAGAGATAAATCTGCACTCCTGCCACGTACAGTTCGCAGTGATAGACAGCAAAGACGGAGGTGAACTCGACCAGTTCTTGTGCTTTGAAGTCGATGTCACCGACGTCCTTCGGAAGTCCCGTGAAGTTGTAGATCACCGGGGCTTCGGAAATTTCCCCGCCCGCCGTGATGGTCTGAAGGTCTCCCATGCAGCTCACGAGGGCGAGCTGGCTGGACAGCGAGACGGCAGAGAGAACGGCTGGTTCAAAGCTGCTCCATTTAATCGTCGACTCCAACTTATCCCACCCGGTTGGTATCTCGACGCGCCCGGCCATCCCCAGACCCTTGTAGTCTGTCATCATGCGCTTCGGCTGTGGGATCTTTACCTCAGCCGCGCGCCCAAGGAAGTCCTGACCATTCAGATATACGTTTACGTTCCATAACGTGTTAACGACAAGCTGTCCCATGAGCCACCTCTCTGTTTGTTTCTCCCCTGTGGCACGATGAACACAGGGTCATGCCGTTACTCAGGTCATAGCGGAGTTCCGGAAATTGTTTTACTGATTTTTTGTGATGAGCGTGCTCTGACTTGCCGGACAAGTTGCGCCTGCCGCATTTTTGGCAGGTATGATTATCGCGATCCTTGACCTGCCGAGCCCAGCGGTTATCGCCTTGCGTCTGCCTTGATTGTCCGTGCGTGGTCCTCGCCTTACGGATTCTCTCTGGCTTAGTGCAACCACAGCTTTGCGATACTCCGGTCCTTAGACTTCTTCCCTCGACAACCCTCACCGTTCCGCAGTCACAGACGCAGAGCCATCGCCTGCTCTGTCCCCTCTGACCGGGAGGACAAATACTGAGGACAGTCCATGAGCCATACCGGCCGCTCATCCCTATCGTTCTATCGGGAACAAATTTCAACCTTGGCTCCTTAGGCGGTCGGTAGAACTTGATTCGCGTTGCTGTTGCTGGAGACAGTCGGACCGAGGTTCGAAAGCAAGCTCGTGTCGACTGCGAAGTTGTAGATGATCTGCTCTGCCGGCGGCGGCGGCATGACGTTGACCCTGAACACGATCTGCCCATTCGCCAGACTCGTGGAAGGGTTGTCGGCCGGGTTGTAGCTGACCGAGCTGCCGGCGACGAGTGCTCCCTTCTGCACCAGGCTGCGAAGGAAGGCGTTGACCGAGGTCAGGATGCTGTTGATCAGGCCATTGGTGATCGGCTGATCGGCAAACTGCAACGAGGCATACTGGATGCTTTGCTCGATCACGTCCAAAGTGCGCCGGATGCAGATGAAGGTCGTCGGGCCGGAGCTACCCGGAAAGCTTGATGCGCGGTTTCCCCATACTCGATAACCGGTTCCGAAGGCATTGAAGATGGTCACGATTCCCGCAGCGTTCAGATTGTTGGTGTCGCTATTCGGGTCGAAGGCCGACATGTAGATATTCATATCGGGTCCGAGTACGCCGACGATCGGCGTATTCGACGGCGAGAACCAGAATCCATTCGATAGATCCTTGGCTGCCGTTGCCCCGGCGTCCCATTGGCTCTTGGGACTCTCAACCGTGGCGTTGGCGTAAGTGTAGCCAACCACGCCCTGCGGGCTTACCGTGACGCCCGTGGGCACGATGCCGAGGTCGGTGATGAGCAGTTGCGGATAGCACAACACCAGGCGGTCGCTTGCCTGATTGAAGGCATTTCCGCTCGTGCCGCGGTTGGCGATCGCGGTTGCCACCGGAGTTTGTGCTGGAGCATCCGTGAAAGCAATCGCGCGGATCTTGTTGGCCATGGCCAGTAACGCGGCGCTGGTTACCTCGTCGGTGAACCCCGGCGTGATCAGCAGCTTGGCAAACAAGCCCATCGTTTGGAAGGTTCCCTGAAGCGCCTGAATTCCGGTGTAGGTGCTGCCGGAGACGGTTCCCACGATGTCGGTTGCCACGACCTTGGACGGGTCGCAGTAGGCTCCAGATACTTTCAGAGCCTCGCTCGCCGTGATCGTAGTGCCCGCTTTGGTGTAGAGCAGGCCGTTGACGTAATCGATGGTGTAGTCGGTGCCTTCGACGTAGGTCGTGCTTCCGGCGGCGTTTTTCACCACCACGGTAGATTCTGCGATTGTGTAATTCGGCAGCCCGGGCCCGACTAGGCCCATGTGTCCGAGAGAGACCGGCGGCCCAACCGATGCCGGCGCGGTTATGG